GTCTCGTGCATGGTCACCGCGACCGTCGCGGGGAAGGCGACCACGGTTTCGTCGAACGGGATCGCCGTTGCCTGATGGCGCAGCTCTCTGCCGACGAAATCCGCTACTTCCAGGCCCTGAAAAGGCGCAAGGCGAGCATCACCGCGCAAAATTCGCTGCTCGCCTTCGCCAAGGCGATGCATCCCGACCCGGATCACCCCGATGACGTCGATTTTTCGCTCTATCAGCCGGCTCTGCATCACGAAGTGATCGCTGCCGCCCTCGAGGAAGTCGAGGCTGGTCGGTTGCGACGGCTGATCATCAACGTACCGCCGCGTCATGGAAAGAGCGAACTCGCTTCCCGGCTCTTCCCGCCGTGGTTTCTGGGAAAGCACCCCCGTGACTCGATTATTTCGGCCTCGTACAACGAGAAATTCAGTTGGGATTTTGGACGTGAAGTCAAAAGCACCCTCGAAGATCCGGTTTTCCGACAGATCTTCCCGGATCTCAGCATCGCCACTGCCTCGGTCGACCGCATCGAGGTCGAAACGGGCGGAAAGGTGTTCTTTACTGGCCGTGGCGGTTCTATCACCGGACGTGGAGCTATTGGGCTTATCCTCGACGACCCAATCAAGGACCGTACTGAGGCTGATAGCCCAACTGTCCGCGAAAAAGTCTGGAAATGGTACACGCAGGTCATGCGGTCGCGTCTTGTGACCTCGAAGGGCTGGATACTGCTTATTTCCACCCGCTGGCACGAGGACGACCTCGTCGGCCGGCTCACCGACAAGACAAATCCGTCCTACATTCTCACCGAAGCCAAGAAATGGTCGATCATCGACCTCCCGGCGCTCGCCCGCGACAACGACGTCCTCGGCCGTAAGCCCGGCGAGGCCCTGTGGCCGGAACGCTTCCCGGTCGAGTATCTCGAAGACATGCGGGAAGGCGATCCGCGCGGCTTTCAGGCCCTCTACCAGGGCAGCCCGACGCCCGACGCCGGGAATTTCTTCCCCGGCGACTGCGTCATGACCTACACCAAGGCCGAGCTGCCGCCGAAGGAGGAACTGCGCTTTTATGCTGCTTCCGATCACGCCGTGAGCATCGCCCAGGACCGCGACAAGACGTGCCTGATGGTCATCGGCTACGATAAGGACTCGAACATATGGGTGATGCCCGATCTCATCTGGGGAAGGTTCACGACGGACTACACTGTCGAACGTATGATCGACCTCATGGCAAAGTACAAGCCGCAGTACTGGTGGGCGGAAAAAGGACATATATCAAAATCTATCGGCCCGTTTTTGCGCAAGCGCATGCTCGAAAGATCGACTTTTTGCAGCGTGATCGAAGTTACGCCTACGCACGACAAAAAGACCCGCGCACAGTCTATATCGAGCCGGATGGCTATGAGGATGGTGCATTTTCCTTCGTTTGCACCCTGGTGGGCTGAAGCCCGCGACGAGCTGCTCAAGTTCCCCTACGGCACCCACGACGATTTCTGTGATACGCTTGCCTGGGTCGGCATGGGCCTCGGTATTCACGTCCCCAACAAGCGCCCCAAGCCCGAGGCTGTCGGCCCGCAACAGGGCACGCTCGGTTGGGTCAAGAAAGAGTCGGAGCGTTCCCGCCGGCGTCCCGGCCTGCCCGGAGGATGGTAAACGATGTCGATGGGCGGCCCCGTGGATCCCTTCGCAGCCGGCGACCCCGCTGCCGACCCGGCGATGGCGATGCCGGAAGCGCCTCCTGCGAAGCCCGAGAAGATTGTTTCACGTGAAGCACCGGAGACCGATGAGGCGCGCAAGCAGCTCGTCACCCGGTGGGTCGACGACATCAAGTCGGCGCGCAAGCACTGGGAGCCGGCTTTCCGGCGGATGATCCGCGACCAGAAATTCTGCGCCGGTCATCAATGGGACGAGGAGACCAAGGCCGCGGCGTTCAACGACGAGTTCGACGATCGCTACGTCGCCAACGTCACTCTCAGGCACGTCAAGCAGCGTGTCGCGGCCTTGTACGCGAAGAACCCGAAAGCCGTCGCTAGGCCGCGGCCGAAGCTCTACTCGACCGTCTGGGACGGCACGGCGAAGTCGTTCACCGAAGCGCAGCAGATCCTGGCAAAAGCGGCGCAAGCGCAGCAGATGATGCAGAAGCTGGTGATGGGCGCCGGCTTGGGAATGGCAGCCTCCCAGATGGGGCTTTCGCAGGCCCTGCCTGGGAACGGTGGACCCGGCTCCAGCCTGCCGGGAGGACCGCCGGGGACGAATGGCGGCCCGGAAGTCCCTTCCCCGGATGCAGCCGGGCCGTCTCCCCCACCCGACGCAGGAGTTCCAAGTAACGGCGCAGGCCCTCCGGCTCCAGGAGGCCCCTCGGGGCCGGGCGGGCCGGGAGGCAACGGCCTCATGTCGATGCTGGAAGGCGCTGCCGGCCGTGCCGGGATCACCCTGCCGCAGCCGCCCGCCCCCGACGAGATCGAGCAAGCGCAGGCGATCATGGACGACGCCAAGCAAGTGAAAGCGCAGGTCGACCAGGCCAACAAGATCGCCCGCACGCTCGAGATCCTCTACCAGTACGAAGTCAGCCAGCAGCAGCAGTCTTTCAAGTCACGCATGAAGATGACCGTGCGCCGGGCCACCACGTCCGGCGTCGGTTGGGTCAAGGTCGGGTTCCAACGGGTCATGGGCCGCTCTCCCGACCTCGACTCGCAGCTCGCCGATGCCGAGGCGCAGCTCACCCTGATCGAGCGGGTCTCCGCCGACATCGCCGACAACGACACCCAGCCCGACTCGCCTGAGGCGGAGCAGATGCGTCTGGTCGTCGCGGATCTCTCGGCACAGACCGACATCGTGGTCAAAGAGGGCCTGATGTTCTCCTGGCCGAAGTCGACTGCGATCATCCCCGACAAGAACTGCACCGCTCTCAGAGGTTTTCTCGGCTGCAATTGGGCCGCCGAGGAGTATTGCCTGACCGCCGACGAGATCCAGGAGACCTATGGCGTCGACGTCGGCAGTTCCGCCATCGCTTACCGGGCGATCGACGGCGCCACCGATTTCGGCCAGGTGCAGGAACTCACCGGGAACCCGTTCCAGGACAAGGACAATCCCTCGAAAATGCTGGTCTGGGAGGCGTACAACAAGCAGGACGGCTTGGTTTACGTCGTATGCGACGGCTATGCCGACTTCCTTCGCGAGCCTGCCGCTCCCGAGTTCTACACCGACGCCTTCTGGCCCTGGTATGTCATCGCATTCAACGAGACCGAAGGCCGGATCTTCCCGCCGTCCGACGTGACGCTGATCCGCTCGATGCAGCTCGAATTGAACCGTGCCCGGCAAGGTCTCCGCGAGCATCGTTTCGCCAACCGCCCGAAGACGGCTTATGCCGAGGGCGTCCTTTCCGAGGAAGATCTCGAGACCCTTCGCAATCCTCCGTTCAATGCTCTCGTCGCCGTCACCGGCCTCCAGCCGGGGCAGGATATCAATCAAGTCTTGCAGGGCATCAAAGGTGTTCCCGTTGACCCGAATATCTATACCACGCAAGAGACCTTCCAAGACCTCCTTCGGGTTGTCGGGGATCAACAAGCTGATCTCGGACCTACTTCCGGCACCACTGCCACCGAGTCCAATATCGCGGCGCAGGCGCGAGCTACTTCAACGGGTTCAGAGATCGACGATATCGACGACACCCTCTCGGCCATTGCTCAAGCTGCTGGACAGATTCTCCTTCTCAACGTTTCGGAAGAAACCGTTAAGGAAATAGTCGGCCCTGGCGCGATCTGGCCGAGCCTCACCAAAGGCGACGTCGCCCGAAATCTCGTGCTCGACATCGAGGCTGGTTCCTCTGGAAGACCCGACCAGGCTCGCGAGCTTCAGAACTTCGAGCGGCTCGCCCCCATTCTCATGCAGATCCCCGGCATCACGCCGGCCTTCATGGCGCGTGAGTCGATCAGGCGCATGGACGACTCGATCAATCTCGAGGACGCCGTCGCTCTCGGTATGCCCAGTATCCTCGCCCAGAACGGCATGCAGCCCGGTGCCTCTGCGGCGCCCGACGGTGGCCCCGACCCCAACGCGCAGGGTCCGCAAGGCGCGTCCAACAAGCCTGGCCCGCCCTCGCCGCAGTCGTCGGCACCGACGCCGATGAACGCTGGCCCGCCGGGGCCGCCTTCCCCGTTGAATTGATTTGGAGTAAACGTCTTCCGTGGCCGAAGATTTTGTAAACCAGGGACAACCCGACCCGTCCCCCTCCTCGACGGCCACACCGGCGTCTGCGCCCCCACCCCCTAGCGCAGACGCCACGTCCTCCGACGGGACAAGTCGATCGCCGGCGCAGCCGGGGGCAGATACCGGGAAAAAGCCGACACTACTCGACGCCGTTCTCAAAGTTGTCCCAGCAGACACCGAGGGCGACGTCCTGGCGGATCAGGCTTCCGACGCACCCACGTCACCGTCCGAAACCGGAGATCAAGCAGACCAAGGGTCAGACGAAGACGCCACCGAGGCCGACATCACCGACTTGCAGATGGGCAAGCGGCAGGCCAAGAAGTTCCGGACTCTCCTCAACCAGAGGAGCGAGCTTCAGCGCCAGGTCGCTGATCTCGAACAGTATCGTCCGGTAGCCGAAATCGGTGGCCAGCTCGCGAACTTCGCGACGGAGAACGACCTCTCCTCCGACGACATCGTCAAGGTCCTCTCCATCGCGGCGGCCGTGCGTGCCGGAGACTGGCAGGGTTTCTATACCGCTGTCGGTCCTTTCGTGCGCAGGGCGCAGGAGTATCTGGGGCTAGTTCTCCCAGACGACCTCGGGGCTCGAGTCAATCAGGGCCACATGACCGAGGCGGCTGCGCGCGAGTATGCACGGACACGGTTCGACGCGGCCCGGGCGCAAGCCCTGGCCAGTCAGCGCGAGACCGAGGTCCAATCGTCGCGGGTCCAGCACGTCCAAGCCGATGTGCAGCGAGCCGTCACCAATTACGAGACCCGCCTGGCTGCCGCAGATCCGGACTATCGGGCAAAAGCCGACGCCATTCGCCGGACGACGCAGGCGATGCTGCATGAGCGCGGAGGCAAGATCAATTCGGCGCAGGAGGCCCTGGAGATCGTCAGGGATGCCCACGCCGAGGTGACCGCCAACTACCGCCGCTTCATGCCCGCACCGCGGGCGACGAACCCCGTGCCGAATGGCAATTCGCAACAACCATCGGCACGCGCGGCCCCGAAAACCCTCATGGAAGCGGCCCTTCAGGGCCTAGAGAAATCGCGGCATGAGCGTGCCTGAATAGGGCACCTCAAATGGCTTTCACAGCCGGAGAAATCACCAATATCGCCAATGCCGCCTTGGACTTCTATTTTTCCAAGGGGGAAGTTTTCCGCCAGACCCTTCAGAAGCGGCCCCTCTACGACACGCTCACCCGCAAGAAGAAATCCTTCCCCGGCGGCAAGGGCAGCATTTCGATCGGCGTGTCCGGCAAGTTCGGCGACGGCAGCGGCAACGACGTCGTCAAAGGGTACACGCACAACGACACGGTCACATTCTATACGCCGGCCAACATCCTCCGGGCGAACTTCCCCTGGCGCGAGCATCACCTCGGCCTTCAGCTCACCCACACCGAACTGAAGATCGACGGCATATCCGTTGTCGACACCAACGGCGAGAGCACCTCGTCGCATTCGGGTCGCGAAATGACGGTTCTCGTCGGCCTGCTCGAGGACAAGCTTTTCGACCTCGGCGAGTCCTATGCCCGCGGCATGAACCTGTTGTCGTATGGGGATGGCGTCGCCGACCCCAAGGCGATGGCGGGTCTCGCCCTCCTCGTCGCGGCGGCCCCCGCCACCGGCATCGTCGGCGGCATCAACCGGGCCACAGCAGGCAACGAGTGGTGGCGGAACCTGGCGAAGACCGCTGCGTCAGGTGGCGCGGTCACGTCCTCGCCGACCAACGGCGGCGCTCTGCTTCAGGAACTCCAGAAGCAGCGCCGGCAATTGGTCCGCTACGGCGGCACTCCCGACGCGGCCTTCTGCGGCAGCGACTTCCTCGCCGCGATGGAAGTCGAGATGCGGGCCAACGGTCTCTATTCCAACTCGGGCTTCAAGGGCACGCAGGACGGTTCGATGGGGGGCATGGCGTTCGCCGGCACCGAGTTCCAGTACGATCCGACGCTCGACGATTTGAGTCTCCCGAAGCGGTGCTACTGGATCGACACCTCGAATATCTTCATCGAGGCGATGACAGGAGAATGGTTACATCAGCACACTCCTGCCCGTCCTGCCAACCAGTTCCTCATGTATCGGAGTATCACGACGACCTGCCAGCTGGTCGCCAAGCAGTTGAACTCGTCTCTCGTCATTGACGTGGCCTGACGAAGTAGCCTAG